CATCCTGAAGATCTGAAAATTAACCTTGATCGTGTGTGCCACACCGTGGACAAAATGTGGATGGATGGCGATGCCGGCTGCGGCAAGTTGCGAGTTCTTCCCACCCCCATGGGTGAGTTGATCAAGACACTGCTGCAATCAGGAGTCAAATTAGGCGTTTCCAGCCGCGGCAGCGGCAATGTGGACGACCGCACAGGACATGTTAGTGACTTTGAAATTGTCACTATAGATGTAGTTGCCCAACCCAGCGCACCAAATGCATACCCCAAAGCAATTTACGAAAGCATGATGAACATGAAATATGGTCACAGACTGCTGGAGATCGCTCGGGAAGCTGGCCAGGACAACAAGGTACAGAGATACCTCAAGAGTGAAGTTGTAAAACTCATTCGGGATCTCAAAATCTAAGGAGAAGCAGGCATGTTAGATGCTATCAAACCATTGCTCGACAGCAACCTGATCACCGAGGAGACTCGTCAAGAGATCAATGAAGCTTGGGAAGCCAAGCTCAATGAAGCTCGCGAACAGGCCCGTGCAGAACTCCGCGAGGAATTTGCACAACGCTATGAGCACGACAAGTCAGTAATGGTAGAAGCCTTAGACAAGATGGTAACAGAAGGTCTTGCTCAAGAGATCGCCAACGTTGCTGCTGAAAAGCAAGCACTGGTGGAAGATCGTGTCAAGTTCCAGGCCAAGATGAAAGAAAGCGCCACAAAGTTCAACAGCTTTTTGGTGACCAAATTGGCAGAAGAAATTGGCGAATTGCGCAAAGATCGCAAAATGCACAGCGAAGGTCTAGCCAAGCTAGAAAACTTTGTTATGCACTCACTGGCTCGTGAAATTCGTGAGTTTGCTGAAGACAAGCGTGACTTGGTGGAAACCAAAGTGCGTCTGGTAGCAGAAGCTCGCACCAAGTTGGAGACTCTCAAGTCACGCTTTGTTAAAGAAAGCGCCAGCAAAATGAGTCAGGCTGTTAGCCGTCATCTCAAGGCCGAACTAAATCAGCTACAAGAAGACATCCGTGTTGCTCGCGAGAACAACTTTGGACGTAGAATTTTTGAAGCTTATGCGGCTGAATTCGGTGCTACTCATCTCAATGAGAAAGCCGAAGTCAAGAAACTTCAGCAACTGTTGTCCCACAAAGATCAACAGCTGGCCGAAGCCGTGAAACTCACCCAGAAGGCGAAAGTCGTGGTTGAGTCCAAAGAACGCGAACTGCGTATGGTCAAGGAAACCAATGAGCGTCAAAGCACAATGGATGAATTGCTGCGTCCCTTGAACAAGGAAAAGCAAGAGATCATGCGTAATTTGCTCGAAAGCGTACAAACACAACGTTTGAAAAACGCATTCGAAAAGTATCTACCAGCAGTGTTGGAAGACCGCTCTGTGAAAGCCCGACCCGTGATCACAGAACAAGTATCCGTTGCAACTGGTGATAAAACTGTACCGAGTCAGCAGGAAGAAAGCGATGTTAAGAGCAACGTTATCGACCTCAAGCGACTGGCAGGTCTATAAACTTTTAGGAGACTTTGATGTCACAAGAACTAATCGAAAGTCGCTGGGGCGAGACCAAAGAAGCATTGCTTGAAGGTCTGAATGGCACCAAGCGCAACAGCATGAGTGTGATCCTTGAAAACACTCGCAAGTATTTGAAGGAAAACGCAAGCAGTGGCAGCACTGCTGCTGGTAACGTGGCCACACTGAACCGCGTGATTCTTCCAGTGATTCGCCGTGTGATGCCAACCGTTATTGCTAACGAGTTGGTTGGTGTTCAGCCCATGACTGGCCCCGTTGGTCAAATCCACACTCTGCGTGTGCGTTATGCCAACAGCCTGACAGACAACAGTGCTGCTGCTACTAGCGTCACAGCCGGTGAAGAAGCATTGAGCCCATTCAAGATCGCTACAGCTTACTCCGGTCAGCCTAGCGGTGCTGCTGGTGCAACAGCTACCAACTACACAGGCGGTGCTACAGCTACCATGGAAGGTACAGGCGGTCGTCAGATCTCTGTGCAGATCCTGAAGCAAGCTGTTGAAGCTCGCACACGTAAGTTGCAAGCTCGTTGGACCTTTGAAAGTGCTCAAGACGCACAAGCCATGCACGGCATTGATGTTGAAGCCGAAATCATGGCAGCTTTGGCTCAAGAGATCACAGCTGAGATTGATCAGGAGATTCTCCTGTCCCTGCGCAGCCTGGCCGCTACTGAGTTCACATACAACCAAGCTACCGTTTCTGGTACAGCCACATTCGTTGGTGACGAGCACGCCGCTCTGGCCGTGTTGATCAACCGTGTTGCTAACCTGATTGCTCAGCGTACACGTCGTGGCGCTGGTAACTACGCTGTGGTTAGCTCAGCTGCTCTGACTGTTCTGCAGTCTGCAACAACCAGTGCTTTTGCTCGTACCACTGAAGGTACTTTTGAAGCACCTACCAACACCAAGTTTGTTGGTACACTGAACGGCGCTATGCGTGTGTTCGTTGACTCTTATGCTTCTGACACAACTCCTGTGTTGGTTGGTTACAAGGGTTCTAGCGAAGCTGACGCTCCTGCATTCTACTGCCCATACATCCCTCTGATGTCTTCAGGCGTTGTGCTGGATCCAAGCACCTTTGAACCAGTCGTGAGCTTCATGACTCGTTATGGCTACATTGAGCTTACCAACACCGCCAGCAGCTTCGGCAATGCTGGTGACTACGTGGGTGAGATCGCTGTGTCTAACCTGTCTTTCAGCTAATCAACTGGCTGGATGCAAGTCCAAAACAAAAGGCCCTTTGGGGCCTTTTCTGTTTTGTAATCAAAGTAAAACCTGTACATTCTGGCTGGTCAATCCAGGAGAGGTACAGGTTGGTAATGTAGTTTAACGACCTAAGTTATAATTGTCATTGTGTTGACTATTTATTAAACAACTTATACCTTGAACCACGACAAATATTGAGCAACTCGGGCTGTGACTGATTGCCAATCCCCCATGCTGGGTTGTCTAAACAGCCGTGCAGACTGATACCATGGGCTGCTGTCACGATCCAATAACCAACGCCAGTCAGTGGCATACTGATTGAGCATGATCCAAGTGGGTCTTCCTAAGCTACCAGCCAGGTGACTGACAGCACTGTCTACCCCAATTACTACATCAAGATGCTGCATCAGTGCTGCTGTGTCAGCAAAGTTTGACACCATGCCTGGGTAACGTGTTACACCCAGACTAGCCAACTTTTGTTCGGCATCTTCAGTGGCATCCACTTGCAAATTGATCCACTCATACTGCGGGTTGGCTTCAATCATGTTAGTGACCACTTCAAATGGCACACTCTTGTGTTGGTTAATCCAGCTGTCGCTACGGCCGCTCCAAGCAATGCCCACTCGCATGCGTTTTTTTGGACCCAAACGATCCAACCACTGACGTGTGAGCACAGGATCAGCAGTGAGATAACTGTGCATGCGTGGCAAGTTCTCCAGGCTGATGCCCAAGATACCAGGCAAACTCATTATGGGTACCCAGGTATCAAACTCACCAGGGTCATCGTTGTAGCCGCCTACCCAGGTCATGATTTCACTGCTTTTCAACAGTGGCACCAGGCCGTCTGTGACTTGTAGTTTGACTTGGGCACCCATGACATGCAGATTGTATACAAATCTCACAAATTGAATGTTGTCGCCATGTCCCTGTTCGCCTACAACCAAGATTGTGCGTCCACGAATGTCTTCGCCACGCCAGCGTGGTTGCTGATGACGTGGCTCGGTGCCGGCTAGGTGTTCGTAGTTCCAGCGATGCTCGTACTGTGGCCATCCACGTTGATAGTCGCCCATGAGCAAATAGGTCACAGCCAGATTGAAATGTGCTGTGACATTGTTGGGTTCTAGCACCGCGGCGTGTTGCAAAAAAGGCACTGCACGTTGTGGAAATCCCATTTCACGTATGACATTGCCATAGTTGTTCCAGGCAGCAGCAGATTCTGCATCCTGAACAAATGCCATGGCATAGCATTGCAAGGCCTGTTGGGGTTGGTGTTGGGCTCGGTGTTGGTTTCCGGCTTCGATTAGCTCAGCAGTATTCATGACGATATTTACGCTTCACGGCTGTGTGATTTTACATTTTCCATAAATAATAGTCAACGCATTCGGCGTTTTATGCAGCTCACCACTGCGTAGCGGCTAGAACCCGCATTGGGCTTCTATAAGGAGAAATCAAATGGGAAGAGCTCTCAAAATACAAAAAACCAACATTGGTGCCGGTACCACAGTCACAGGTACACCACCAGTCACAGCATACAACCAGAACATCTTAACCGATGCTGGTTATCCAAATTTCAACAGCTTGACCAATCCAGTGGTCAACAGCGCCAACACCCTGAGTGGAACTGAATTCCTGGGTGTGGTGGGCGGTTCGCCTGCTACCAGCACTGCATCTGCAACATTCCCAGAAGTTGCAGCAGTG